TTCTGCAAAGTTGCGGCTGTTTGTTCCCAATCTTTGTTTAACTGCTCCTGCTCTTGACGAATTTTTTCATTAATTTTTACTTGCTCTTTTAATTTTTCCAACATCAAATCAACATCGGGGTTATAAGTTCCACCAATTAGAGCATCCTCTTTTTCTGCGTCTAAATAAAATTGATCAATAGAATTTTTCAATAATTCAGATTGTTCTCTTGCTGCTTTTAAATTCTCGAAAATCTTTTGAACTTTTGCTTCTTTTTCTGCTGTAACAAAATTAATTCCGCCGCCGTAAACTTCACCTCGCGCCATCTTCATTAATTCTTTTGCATCATCCGGCAACCTCATCTCGCCTTCAAAAGTAAAACCGAAAACTCCGCCTACGCCAGATATCAAGGTTAAAAATTTTATAAACTCATTTGTTTGCGGCTCGTTCATTATAGTAACTATTTCATCTGTAATTCCGGCAATACCTTTAACAAAAGTTGCTGTTGTTTCTGCAGATCTTTTTATAGCCGGGGCAATGTCATCTACCAGGATACCGCTGAAACCAGTTAGCGCAGGCATCAACCCAATAAGCAGTTCATTTGCTGCGCCTGTAAATGATCCTTTGAGAGTTGTAAGATTATCGTTAAAAGCATCTGCTTGTTTTGCTGTGTTTGTAGATATTTCCAAACCAAGTTTACGCGCTTCTGCCTGTAATTTTTCAATGCCGACAGACCCGTCATTAAGCATTGGGATTAATTCGGCTCCGCTTCTGCCAAATAGTTTCATAGCAAGCGCGGTTTTTTCGCTCCCGTCTTCTATCGCCGCAAATCTATCGGCTATCTCAAGCATTACTACATCTGCGTTTTTAAGTTCACCATTTGCATACGTTGCAGAAATCCCCAACATATTAAAAGCATCAACAGCTTCACCTTTGCCTTGGCTGAAGTCTAAAATATTTCTGCTTAATCTCCGGATGCTCGTTTCAAAAGATTCAATTTCCAATCCCGTTAAACTTGCGGCATACTCAAGTGTACTGAGATTTTCAACACTTACTCCAATACGCTGGCTCATTTCTAAAAAACTATCGGCAGTATCAATAGCATTTTTTATTAACAAGCCCATGCCGCTTATTGCGCCGATGGCAGCAACTTCGAGCGAGCCCAGTCCAAAAACATTTTGCAGCTTAGAACCAAAGCCCGTTGCCTTTAGACCAAGTTTATCTAACGCGCTCTCAACGCCATTAACAGTTTTAATAGCCCCGTTATTCTTTCCGTCTATTTCTATTTCAACTCTGTTTTTCGTTCCCATTTTATTTGCGTCTTATTTTTTCTGTTTGGTAATTATTTAACGCAATCTTAAATTCTGAAAGTGTATCCCATTCTTCCGGGCTTAAATCGTCCGGGTCAATTTTGTAACCGGTATTCTGTAGGTTATGTAAGTGCATCATGTAATTAAACATCCATGTTGGTTCATAATCTTTTCTGTCACTCTGGTAATCCTGCCAAATTAAATCGGCGGCTTGTTTATTGCCGCCCTGTTCTTTTAAAATTCTTTCATACGTTACGCTTAAAGCTGCTCGGTCGTATTGTCTAAACTCTTCAGCGAAGTCCTTTTTTTTTCCGTGCCCGGCAGATGCCTTACTTCACCAAAAGCAAGGTTGCAGACTGCCCTTAACAGCTCAGGACGTTCTTCTTTAATTACCGCCCTCCAGCCCGGATAATAATTTTCAGACTTTTCATTGGAGGACATTGTTTTTTCGCTTGCTTCATCGAGATAAAAACATCCCTCCCCTAAGCCCGTTAAAACTTTATCACCCCATTCTTCTTTAATATCATTGTTGTCTTCAATAAAATTTTCACGGCTGTCGGATTCGCGGTATTTAAGAAGATGGGTGGCTATTGCTGAGTTAAATTTATTTTTTTCTTTTGTTGTAGGGCGTCTAAAAAAAAGTATAACACGCTCACCGGAGATGTTATCGAAAAATTCCGCTTCATATTCTTTTTGTCTAAGCACTAAAGCCATCATTACCCCTTGTTTTTTTGTAGTAGGGATTTCATTAATGAAATCCCTACATTTAATTTGAAAGCGAGCCACGCAGGGTGATGGTGGCGAAGCGTACCCGCGCAGCCCGCTTGTTATAAACTATTTGAATGTTATTACTATTTCGTTATCACCGGCGGAAAGTGTTGGGTTAAACGTGAACGGAAGATTCCACATCATTATGTTTTCACGGTCCCCGTAACTTGGTATCCCTAACGTTGCGCCGGTCATTGCTATTTCAAAAATGTTGCCCGCCGTTAAGGTTGGTTTGGTTTCAAGATTAAATTGAGTAGAGCCGTCCCACAACGTCCATGGATTAAGTGTTGCGAGAGGTTCTTTCTCAATCATTACGCTGCCGCTCGCGCTTCTGTTTGTTATAACATAACGCGCAACGCCGTTGTTATCGGAGTTTCCGTCATCGCGTTTAACAACATTGTTGCCTATGTCAAGACTCATTTCAGTTACAACCAAATCTTCAACGGCATTTAAAATGAAATTACCTTTCTGCCAGTAAATTGGTGCGATAGCTTCGTGCGTTGGCGTTGGATATGTAACCGTGGAAGCATGAGTGCCCGCATACAGCCCGGTGAATTCCCAATCGATTGTTACGATCTCACCCGCTTTAAGATTGAGTTTATAGGTACCGACACAACCAACAAGCAAATGTTTAGTTCCGCCCGCGTGGAAATATAAAGTAACCGAAGAGCCGTCCAGTACACTGTTGGGAGTGTATGATACGCTTACGCCCGCGCTCACAGCTTCAGTCATGTTACATGCTTTGAATAAACATCCGTAACGAGAAGCCGTGCCCGCCGTGCCCGAGCCCTTAAGCTCAGTTGTGAATGTAGCTTTTAGAGCCTGGCCAACATTAACAGGCGCAACTGCTCCAAAATAACTCAAAGGTATTTCACGAGCTTTTGCATCGCCGATAAATTCAAGCGACGGCATGCCTTTGGTAATAATAGCTTCGGTTGCCGCAGCCGGTGATGAGTCCGCGCCGTATGTACCTTCAATCTTTGCGAGGATTAATCCTCTTACTTTTTCCATTTATTTTCCCCCCGATAAACTTTTCTTAATCTGAAATCTTGTGTCTCAAATCTTGTATCTATTTAATTCTAATTTCCTTTGCCGCCTTCTCACCAAATTCTTTTAAGTAATTTTCAACCTGTTGTTTCGCTGTGTCGTCACCGGCGATCCACAGCTTTCTATCCTTGCTTAAAATAAACGAACCCGCTAACGGCGGGGGATTAATTGCAGCGACATCTTGATCGGTTGCTGAGCCTGTCGAAGCAACGTTTTCTTTTTCATCCTTCATCTTAATTACTCCATGCGTTTTTTCTAAAATGAATCCCGATACTTATTCTCATATCGGAAACTTTTCTTCCTAATTGATCAACCACGTTTCTTTGTGAGCTTATAAACGTTGTATGAAACGCCAACCCTCCCCAGGTTAGATCTGTGTTAATATTTTTTAAGAGATCGGCTTTCATCTTGCGGATGTTTTCAACGTGAGATTTGCCGATACAAATAATATCTATGTGTACAAGCATGTCTATATCGTGAAGTGTTTCCGAGCTTTCCTGCACTTGAAGCAAACTTTCTTCATCATCCTTAATATCGATACTCGGTGAATCGCCAACTTTATCATAGGTTGCCGTGTACCAATCGGTGACGTGTTTGTATGTGTAGTAATAATCCGCGCCGGCTGCAATTGCTTTAAAACGAGTTTTCATCGCTTCAATAATTTCGTGATCTTTTATACTTGCCAGCGCCATTGCTTTCCTTCATTCCCGCATGTTTTAAGCCTGCCCGGAGCAGACGGGCGGGAATCATTTTAATATTGATCCAGCGATAAATTAATTTTTGTAAACCCATGTCCGTCGGGTAATTGTTCACCGGTGTAATAAGTGATACTGTTTTTAACAACAGTGCTATTTGTGTCCGAACCCGCAACCTCTTCGGAAGGGAGTTCGATCATATAGTTTTGGAGTATAATATCAACTCCGCCAACATTAACAACTTCTCCCGGGCTCCAGAACAACCCGTTCAAAGTTTTAGCAGACCCGCCGAAAGGTGTGAATACAACCGTCTCGGCGAAGTCTGTTGTGTTGAGAAATATGTCACGTTCGGTGATTGACATTAGTTATTCTTTTTTAGCAAAATAAATTCCGAAATTAAGTTTACCCGCCGCACCGGTTGCTGCGTTAACCGCTTTCAACTTATGGTACGGCGCCTTAACATTGTTGAGATCTACCTCCGCTTTGCCTGCTGTTTCCGCCGTTATAGCTTTAAGTGTATCCGCAACAATCCAATCGCTTAATGAATCCGGGTGAACGTAATTAACAAAATGGTATACGCTCACGAGCGCGGTATCATTAGCTCCGGCGTCAAGTGTAAGTTTGTAACCAATCTGAGGTTTAACCACAGAAGCATATGAGTTTGACGACACGATCAACGTGTCACCATCTCCCCCCACAGTATCTAATGCGGTTATTGTAGTTGTGCCTATAATTTCCGTGGTTGTGTTAAAGCCGTCGTAATCGGCAAGCTTAAACCATTGACTCCAGATTGTTTCGGCAGAATCAATATCAACCCCGCGCCAGACGTAAGAGATGCTGTTCTGGAAATCAACAACAGTCAAATTATCCGTAGCGGTTTGCGCCGATGTGTTTATCATCAGCGCGGTAAATAAAATTATTATTATGCTTATGAATTTTTTCATATTAGTTTTTTTTACCTCCTTTACCCGGAGCCGTATTTTGTTCAATCAATTCGGCAATGGTTTTATTCTGAGCTTCAACTACAATAACCAACTCGGCAACCTTGCCTTTTAAAATATCAACATCGGTAGCTTTAGCAACCGAAGGCGGCGCGGCATAAGTAACGCCGCTTTGTTTCTGCGCTTCAAAGAATTTATCAAGCGCGTCAAAATCAGCAGGGTAACAAACCTTTAATTGATGGTACAAATCTTTTTTAAGATCGCCCTTCAAATCAATAGGATCGCCCTTCTTCATTTTAATTATCTCCCCGTTCTTGTTATCACGAAAGGGCTTTAACACTTTCATTTTTTCAACGACAGATAATTTATTTTCGTCCCAAGGTGTTACGTGTGGAAATTCCAATTTGGTTCTCCTTTTAATTAATTAACAAAATTTATAATGCCCCGCTTTCGCGGGACTAATCATCGTTTCAAGATTATCCAACAAGCGCGTAATCATCAGCAATAACACCGGCCTGTGTTTGTCTGAATAAGAAATCAAACATCGAGAAAATTGTAAGCCTAACAAGACCGGCGGTTGAAAGGCTGTAAGGATCTATCAATAATTCCTCGGCGCCCCAGAACAACATATAGGCTTCAGCCCAGTTCGCGAGTGAAAGTACCTGATCTCCAACCTGGTTGGACCATTCGTATGGGTAACCATCCAATAATCCATCTTTCAAAAATGTTTCGCCTGTGTTGGCGAACTTAACGGTTGCTTTAACTTCCTGTTCTACGTCTGCGGACATCAACCATCCAAACCGGCTGCCGCTAAATGCGTTTGCTTTCTTTATTGTTTTTGCGAATGAAAGAATTTTTCTCCATGTAGGAGCGGTCATTTCAACATCGGTAATTCCGGGTATCTTTAAATATCCAAGAGGTTCGGTAGTAACGCCGTCACCGTTAAGCGACAGGTAATCTACCTTAACGTTTTTCGTCGCTTCGAGTTCGTTCATAAGCATTGTATCAACCGAAAGATCAGATTGATAAAACCACTGACGGCCGTACTGTGTATTGCCGCTTACCGTATGAGGCTGAGCAGTAAGCTTGCCTGTAGTAATGTAAGAGGCGCTCGCGGCGTTGTTTTCAGCAACCGCGGAAACTGAAAGCGATGAAACAATTTTAGGAATTTCAAGATTGCCTTGAAGCCCCGTGAGAATAGTAGCGCCGAGTCTACCCATAACAGTTGCATTGCGTAAGAATTCAGGCATAAGGTCGGTTCTGTGTTCGGTCGGCACGAACTCGCCGCCTTCTCCTGCTGTGGTGGAATGCGCGTTCATAAACTTATTGCTCTTAACAGAGTGCTTAAGTTCGCGCTGGCGGATGTCGTAAGGCAAATAGATCGTTCCGTTCTGCGGAGCTTTGCCTAATTTCTTTTCAATCGCTTTCGAGCACTCGAATTCAAAAGAGATATTTTCAGATTCCGGCACTTTGGTTTTTCCTTCGATAACCATTTGCGCGGCGCGTGTAAGCCGGAATGTTTTTAATTGCGCAGGCGATAAATCAAGAAACGACGCCGGTGTTTCAAACGCGCTTCCTTCTTCCTGTATTTTATCAAATACGTGAGCGGTGAACTGCTCGTAAGTTAAACTTAATGCCTTAGCTTTCTCGGCATATGCTTTGAACTTACCGTCAAGGCGATTCTTCGCAAACGTGTCGATTTTTTCATCTTCAATTTTGCGAAGCTGCTCTGGTGTAAGATCTTTGTTTTTGTCTTTTTCTTCCAAGGTATTCCCCCCCGTGATTGTGATTGTGTTAATTTTGTTTTCTAATAATTTCTGATTCTCATCCATTATTTTTTTTACTTCGTCAAGAAAATCTTTTCCCGCTTCGTCTTGTGTTTGCGCAAGAAGATTTTTTATAGGCTCCGGTATTTTTTTAAAATTTGTAAGCTGATTAAAAATTGCGAAGTTGTTAAACTGCGCTTTTGTTTCACCGATGACCCTATCGGCAAAGCCTTTCTCTACAGCCTCGGCGGCGGTAAGCCATGTTTCTTCATCCATCATTTTGGAAATTTCTTCGTTGGCAATTTTGGTTTTAGAATTGTAAGGCATTATTAAACTGCCTTTTAATTTATCGAGGATATCAGCCATCTTACGCATGTCTTTAGATTCGCCTACAACTCCGCCCCACGGATTGTGAATCATCATAAACGAATTGTCGGGCATTTCAACTTCTCCCGCCATCGCGATAACCGAGGCAATCGAAGCGGCAAGTGAATCAATTTTAACAATAACATTCGCGGGGTGTTCTTTAAGCGCGTTGTGGATTGCAAGTCCCGCGAACACTGAGCCGCCGTCGCTGTATAGACTTACATTTATTGTTTTCGCTTTTATATTTCTTATCGCGCTAACAATATCTTTCGCGTCAACTTGATCCCAGTAATCGCCGATGATTCCGTATATCATCAAGTCTGCAGTATCTTCATTTTCATTTTTGATCTGGAATTCGTTCTTAGAATATTTCTTGTAATTTTTAATTGGGTATTTCATAACAGTCTCTTATTAATTTTGAAATGTTGCGTAATGTTTTGCTTTGCCGTTGCCGTTTTCTTTTTCATCATCTTCCGGAGGCTGAACATCGCCGACTACAACTACCTGTTGAACTTCTCTTCTTAATTTCCGCTTTACAAGAAATTCATTCTCCGCCGCCAATTGTTCCAACTCTTCTTCCCAATCCAAACCTTTTTCATCAAAGATTTCTTCAAGAGTTTTCATGTTGTTTAAATTTTCTTTGATGTTAGCGTTGGCTGTTTTTTCCGGGTCAACCCATGGCCACACTCTGCCTTTGAATTCTATCTTGTCATAATAATCCAGGTTAAGCAGCCACTCGCGCGGAAGCTCGCCGGAGATACAAGCCATCTCAAACCAATTCGAAGAAATGTCATCAAGAAAATCTTCTTTGCACCATGCGTGCAGATCTTCAAAGGAATCTCTTTCCTCTAATAAATTTGTGCGTGAGCTTGTGTAGTTAACTTGCGAGTAATTGTTAGCGAGATTTATAAACGATACATCGCCGCCGGTAGCAATACCGCGGAGATTATGTTCGGTGAAATTTGCTTGTTTGTCATTAGGAGCGGTGGGCGTATAGTTAATAACTTTATACCCGTCAGGAGCCAGCCATGCTTCCCCGGGCGCGATAGGCTGAACTATATTTCCGTTGCTGTCTTCAGCTCCGCCGGCAATGTTTGCTTTGTTCGGTCCCGCGCCGCCGTAATTATCTTTTCTTTCGAGCGCGATCGTTTGAGACGCAGCAACGCGCGCGGCAATAAGCGAAGCTTCCTCGTAAGCGTTAAGCATCTTCAGCCTTACGAGCATTGGGGCAAACCATGAAATGCCGCGCAACTGGAACGGCGATTCTTTTACGAATACATGTATAACCTTGCTGGCTTCAACGCGCGTTCTTCCTCCGCCGTATATTCCCCCCATGGCTTCTGTTTCAAGACGCGGAGTTCTGAACCAGTAAGCCTGTACACGGCGTTGTTTATCAATCTCAACTCCCATTACTACAACGTTGCCGTTGCTTAACACTGAGTTAAATGTTTCGTCGCAGTAATCGGATTCAATTAACTGCAACGAGTAACCAAACTTATTTGTGTCTCTTCTCTCAATGATAAAAATTTCACCATCGCGGGCGGTACACTTTACAATTAATTGACACGCGCGGCGGAATGAAACATTACCAAGGACGGTCGCAAATTTTTTATTTGACCAGATTTTAAATTTACTTTCGATAAACCGGTTTATATCTCTTTCTTTTTCAAAACGTATTCTGCCGGTTTCTTTATCTCTAACTTCTTTCTGAACTTTGCCGCGCATTATAAATCCATCGGGACCAACTACATTTCTTTCCAGCATTCGTAAAAATTTCTTTGCGTAAGGATCTTCCATCGCGGCTTGTCTCGCGCGCGCGCGGATGCGCACTAACCCCGCGCGTATGTCTGCGTTGATTGACCGTGTAATGCCGAGCCAATCCGATGTTAAACGGGTAACCGCGCCGGCAGCTATGGAACTTTCGTTGCGTAGATTTGGGGTTTTTTTCAAGGGCGCTGTAAAGTTTCGGCGAGGCGGGTTTCCATTGCTGCGTACAATTACCCGTTTGTTTGCAACGGATTTTTTTGACCCTCCCGGTGTTTGTAATATGTTTTGTAACCAGCCCATTAATTTTCAAACCTGAATAAAAGTCTTTTGGATTCAACGAGACCGAGCTTCTTTTCGATCTCATTAATTTTTGCTTCAATCTCTTCGAGCGTTTTAAATTTTGCGGCTTTGCCGCCGATATTAATTTCTACATAGTCTCTCCCCGAAATTGTTAAGCGGGCAGCGTATAGTTTTTCGAGAACCAATTCATCGCTGGAGCGAAGATCACCGGCAACCGAAAGCAAGGATTTAACTTCCACGAAACCTTCGTAAGGAACTTCTACCTTGCCAGTTGAATTGTTAGTGAAAACATATTGGTAAGCGTACTTGCCTTGCGGAATAACAGTATCAGCAGCATCTTTGTTTATAAAAAATGCCGAGCCCGAAGCCGTTGTTAAAATTTCAACCGCCGCGCTGCTGTTAAGTTTGAGATAAATTTTGAGAGTCCATTCCAGGGCGGAATAGCTTGCGAAGACTTCTAAGTAATACCAGGTTGCGCCGGCGTATATGATGGAATCGATAAACATATTGCCCTATTATGTTTAGGGCAAAGGTGAGCAAAAGATAAATTAATAAATACTTCACAGTACTTCAGCGTACTTCAAGGTGTGAAGTAAAAACTAATGACCAAATAATTTTATTAATTCATTATATAATTCCGTATCCTCTTCAATAATTATTCTCGTTCCTTCTTCGTCTGTTTCAACGCGGTGTATTTTATCAAATTCTAAAACTATTCCCCGAAGGGTTTTTGTATCTTCATTATACTGAGAATTACAATCTCTATACCAATGTTCATTCTGCGCGGTTAATATTATTGTTGATCTTGTGCTCATTATTTCCCCTCATCAAGTTTTTGAAAACACTTTAGTTATAAAACAACGAATACTTATTACTCGATATAAAAGCAGAGTTTGCCAATAATCTAATATAAAGAAACGCTTCGTTCCATATATGTGTTTTTTAAAACCCAAACCAACACCCAAACGAATTTTATCTTGAAGCAACAATTGTTTTTCTAAAGCATCAGCTAAATCTTGAAATGCTTTAGTAGTTCTAATTATGGCCATGGTTAATTTTTCTGCGGATGAGTTTATGGAAATTTTTATTTCTTGTTTCATTATTTATTTTCCCTCATCAAGTTTTATTTTTGAATCCCTCGTAAGCCCGATATCTTTTTGTAAAATTCTCAAGATGCGATCTTCTATTTCTTGGTTAGACATATCGCTGATTATGGAATTTACTAATTTGGTCGCAGACTTATCAAGAGTGTTGCCAATCCGCAGCAGCTTATCTTTATTCTCAACCGTTAAATATATGTGTAGTTCGTTGCCCGCCATGTATCACCTCTTGAGATTTAATTTATTTTACCAATTTTTTGTTTCTTCTTCCCACGCCTTTTTATCAACCCTATTAAAATAATCTTGCCACAAAAGTCTTGTAAGTTCACTCGCGGTTTTGTTTTTTTCTTTTGAGATATCCATAATTCTTGCTTTCAATTTTTTATTAATTCTAAGTTTCAACAGAGTATCATTTGTGTCCACAACCGGTTGTGGACACATGTTGTTACTGCCTCTGTTTTTCTTTGTATATCTAAAAAATTCCAAACTTTTTCTCCTTGCGGGTTAAGTAGTAGTTAGGCTGACCTAAAATCTTTATGCTTAATTTTCGTAATCAAGCGTGACCCGTTTCGGCATAGTAATTCTGTTTGGGGACGGGCGACTATTCCCTCAGCAAGAAAATTGCCCCACATACTATTAAACCCTTTTCGTGTTTGCTCAACCATTTCTGTTAAAGTTCCTTCGCCAATTATCGGCACAACATCTAACCCAAAAAATTTGGCTATATCTTCAACGTCCTCTCTCTGTAACCACCATTCACCAATTTTAACATCGAATAAAACAAAGTCTTGGTCTTGTCTATAATTCCCACCACCTTTTTGTATTTTCGCTCCGTAACCTTCCCCATATAAACAAACGCCTGTTGTTTCCACGCCAAATTTTTCAACGAACTGTTGTGCCTGTGGTAAAAATCTATCTTGTAATTTCTTAACTAAGAAAGCCGGTATTTGTGCGTTGTCCGTTTTACCACCGAAGTCAATTTCCTTGCCGTCCCACATTACCCGTATGTTTGTTCCGTCAACTTTTTCTGTAAATACCCAAGTATTATTTTTTAGGTAATCAAATTCTGGAAGGGAATAGTCACCCTCTAATAATGTTTTGTGATTGGTCAACGGGTCACGCTTGAAGATGGTTTGTATTTTTATGTATTCTTCCATCGTTACTCCTAAACGGCAGCCAAACAAGCAAATCAAGCCGAATTACTTGCTCGGTGCGGTTATTTTAATTAGTTAATATGTTTTGTTTAGTTATCAATTTTAGTTTCTACCTTTAAGCCGTAATCGGCTTATTTGCAAC